CAACCTCCACAGGCATTGACGTAACTGGAGTTATCACTACAGACGGTATGACTACCTCTGCTGACATAAACTTTGGCGACAACGACAAGGCTATCTTTGGCGCTGGCTCTGACCTGTCCATCTACAGCGACGGAACACAGAGTTTTATTCAAGAAGATGGCCCCGGTGCTTTGTATATTCAGGGGACGCATCTAAATTTTAATAATGCCGCAGGAAACGCATCGTACATTACCGCTGTTGATGGCGGGGCGGTTACTTTGTTTAGCGGAGGTTCAGCCAAACTAGCCACAACCTCCACAGGCATCGACGTAACTGGCAGCGTGACTGCTGATGGCTTGACTGTGAGTAACTCCAGTTTGCAAGTGAAACTGGAGGAATTAGATGGCACATATAATCCCAGATTAGTTACCTACTTTGACTCAAGCGGAACGCATTTGCAGCACACTTGGAGTTCTGGGGCTGATAGTTTATTTCTTGAGTCTGGGGGTTCAGAAGGCTCCGGCACTAAAGCACTTGGTATTCAAGGCGGAGACATCAGCTTCTACGAAGACACAGGCACAACGCCTAAGTTGTTCTGGGATGCTTCTACGGAACGGTTAGGTCTTGGCACTACTTCGCCTATTTCTTTGCTTCAATTATTAGGGTCGCCTGTAGCAACATCAGGTGCGTTGGCTACATTTAGAAACGCAGATGCAACTTCAAGCAACACTTCTTTTGGTGGTGTTTTATTTAACTCATCGCCGGGCACTGATTACTCAATAGGGAAATCTAATGTCAACTCTGTTACTACGTTAAGTTTCCGGAATGCTAACACCGGCGCTTCCTATATGGACATAGACTCATCAGGCAATGTTGGTATTGGTACTACAAGCGCCTATGGCACGAATGTATTAAACGTAAACGGTGGTATTGCTATTGACGGTCGCAATGCTTCTACTCCGGGCCTTTGTGAAAAAGGCGATGTAGATACAGGTATTTTTTGGCCTGCGGCTAACTCGCTCTCTGTTACAACTGGCGGCACAGAACGTTTCAATATTGATTCATCAGGCAACGTCACTGTTAAAGCAGCAGGCGAGCTACGAATCCGTGACGATGGCACCTTCATCAAAGAAGACCAAGGCTTGCAAATTGGTAACACAAGTGGCACTGGCACGACGAGACCAATACGTTTCTTCACTGAAAGCGCAGAACGTATGCGTATTGATTCTGGCGGAGGTATCAACAAAGTCGCTGGCTCTGGCGCAACGCTACCAGCCATTGCTGCTGGGCTTCTTGCAGGAGAGTTCAAAGGCTCGGCAGACAGTTCTGTCACAAACGATAGTGGTTTTTTAAGGCTATCAGCAGGCGGTGGTACAACAGTCGGGGTCAAGGCCGGAATCGACATCTTCCGTGGTTCAACTGACGGTTCATTGATACGGATGTTCACCAGCGGCAGTGAGGCTTTGCGTGTTGATTCGTCACGCCAACTTCTCATAGGTTGCACAGGTCAAACTGGAGATGCGCCAAGCTCAGATGGGTTTCTCTTTCAGCAAATTGGTAATGTCAAAATAAGGGTTAACTCTGATGGACAGGTGTGTCAGCAGTACTATAGCCCCACAGGAGGCACAAGTGGCCCTGTAGGAAGTATTACTGTCAACGCTTCCTCTACAGCATTTAACACATCATCAGACCAACGTCTCAAGGAAAACATTGCAGACGCTGATGATGCTGGAAGCAAAGTAGATGCCATTCAAGTACGCCAGTTTGACTGGATAGCTAATGGCTCTCACCAAGACTACGGCATGGTTGCACAGGAGCTACAAAGCGTTGCACCTGAAGCTGTCAGTGGAGACGCTGACTCAGATGAAATGATGGCTGTGGACTACTCAAAGCTAGTCCCAATGCTTGTTAAGGAAATACAATCACTACGTGCAAGGGTTGCACAACTGGAGAATAACTAATGGCTACATGGACTATCGCACAACTTGAACGCAACACTGCTGACGGTGGCGTTATCGTCGCACACTGGCGGGTTACTGAATCTGAAACTGTGGGAGAGGATACATACACTGCTTCCTCCTATGGAACCTGTGGGTTCACCCCAGACCCTTCTGCCTCTGACTACATTGCTTACGCAGACCTAACGGAAGCTGATGTTATTGGCTGGTGTCAGGATGAGTTAGATCAAGAAGGTATTGAAGCATCACTGACAGCTAACATTGAAGAACAAAAGAATCCTACAACTGCTGATGGAGTACCTTGGTAATGCCATACGTAATTGACTTTTTCAACATTGTTACTGCTTTAGTTGCCCTAGCGTCAGCTATCTCAGCAGTAACTGAAACACCTAAAGATGATGAGCTAGTAGCTAAGGCATACAAGATACTAGACATGATTGCACTAAACGTAGGTAAGGCGAAAGACTGATGAAGCAAGATCAGACGCAAACACTTGACTTAGCTCTGGAAGCACTAGAGAAGATAGCTCAACATGAGAAAGAATGTGGTGAGCGTTGGGGTGAAGCTACTGCTGAACTTCGACAGCTTAAAGAACTAGCTTCTGCCCATGCGTTAAAGTGGGAACGTCTGGCTTGGCTTGTTGTTACTGTTGTGGTAACAGGTGCAGCCTCCGTGATAACAACAGTATTGACATAGAGAGAATATAAAGATGGGATATGGAGCATTTATTAATCAGCCTGTTAGTGGGGGAGGAGTACTAGATATTAGTGCAAACCCCGCTGCTTTTGATGCTGCTTTAGGAAATCAAAGCATTGTTTCAGCAACTCCGGGTGTTCAAGGAGGATTTTTTGGTAATCTCTTGGACACTCTAACGGGCAGTGACTTAATCCAGACAGGGCTTAGTGCTGCTGCTTTACAGGATCAAATGTCTAGGTTATCTGGCATAGGATCTGGTTTAGCTGCTGGGGCTAGAGAGATAGGCCAAGAAGCACAAGCTGCTAGTGCCTTTAGACCCTTCACAGTATCCACAGGCTTTGGTGGTGTAACTACTACCCCTGAAGGAGGCTTTGCTACTGCTTTATCTCCACAGCAAGCTGCACAACAACAGCAGCTACAAGCTCTCACAGGGGGCTTATTAGGCGGTATGGGTGCAGTAGCACCAGATGTATCAGGTATACAGCAACAAGCCTTACAGGGCGTTGGAGGCGCTCTCACAGGGGCTATGGCTCCTATGGGTGCTAGAGAAGCTGATGTCTATGAGCGCATTAGAGCTACACAAAGACCTGAAGAACAACGTCAACAGCTTGCATTGGAAGAACGCCTAGCTGCACAAGGGCGTACAGGTCTACGTACAGCACAGTTTGGTGGTTCTCCTGAGCAGTTTGCTTTAGCGCAAGCACAGGAAGAAGCTAAAAATAGAGCAGCATTGGCAGCGTTAGGTCAAGCACAAGCAGAGCAACAGCAACAGCTAGGACTTGCACAAGGTCTCTTTGGTCTAGGATCAGGCGCTGCTGCATTACCTGCTTCACTACAGCAAGCACAATTAGGCAACATTGGTGCTGCTTTAGGGTTACAATACCTGCCTGAACAACAACTATTAAGCGCTCTTGATCCTGCTGTTAACCTTGCTAACATTGCTGGCACAGGTCAGCGACAGGGTGCTGGTTATCTTGCACAAGCAGGTACTACAGGTCTTGAGGCATTAGGTCAAACTGAGATTGCTAGAGCTAACTTACTAAGAGACTTGTACAGTGGTCTGTTAGCTCAACAAACAAGTGCAGAGACAGGTGAACGACAAGAGAGCATTGCTGGTGGTTTGTTTGGTGACTTAATCTCAGGCATTGGCAGTATCTTTGGAGGACAATAAGTAATGGCTATTAAATTATCACAAGGGCTATTGTCTAGCTTAGGCGGTGCAGGAGGTGCTCAACAACCTTCTAGGCAACCTATGGGTTCAGGATTGTTACAGCCTGCTATGTCTTCTAATCCTTTAGTTAACACTCTTGTTAGAAGTATTGGACAAGCTCGTGGCATGGACATGAGAACTCCGCAGGAGCGTTTAGGCGCACTTGTCAGTAAAGGTACGGGCACTTTTGAAGAAAAGATGCAAGTTGCTCAAGAGTTAGCTAAGACTGATCCTGTACGTGGCTTACAGCTTATGGAGTCTTTTAAGGCTGAAGAAGCTAAAAAGCAACTTAAAGCTGCTGACAGTGAAAGACAGCAAAGATTTAGAACATCTCTAATTCGTCGTAATGAAGCTATTGGCGGTAGTGAAGAACGCTCCGCTACTATTGCTGATGCTACTCCTGAGATGCTTCTGGAGATACGTAAGGAAATTCTTTCAGATGAACGCGAAGCTGCTGTAAAGAACAGAGGAAAACAAGGAAGGTTTGCTGTAGGTAGAGCAGCAGGGCTTACTGAAGATCAGATTAAACAGTACAGCGGTTTAGATGATAAACAGTTTGCTGATGTTATCTCAGCACAAGAAGCTGATGATGTTATGATGAAGGATGCTCAAGGAAACTTGGCTACTTATCGTGTTAATAAGTTTAGCATGGTTAATGTAGTAGATCCTGAAACAGGTGTCAATAGATGGGCTAGGCCAGAAGACTTAGGTTTACTACAGGCTCCTAAAGAAACTAGAGCATTGAACCAAGCTGGTGAACTAAGCTCTGCATTAACTAAAGCAGGAGTTACTTCTTTTGTAGACTTGACTGACCAAGCTAGATCAGCTAACAGCACCTTAGTAACAAATGAAGAAGGTAGAAAGATACTTGACGAAGGTGTGTTTGTAGGGTCTTTACTTGCTGCGCCAGTTAATGAAGTTCTTTTGGTAGCTAAGGCGTTTGGCGCTGAAGGTGAAGCCGTTGAAAACGCTGCAAATGCTCAACGCTTTATGGCAACTAGGGTTGTAGAAATAGGTAACGCTATTAAGATGTTTGGTTCAGGTACAGGCTTGTCAGATAAAGACGCTGCTTTAGCTGCATCAGCAGCCGCTGGTAAGATGGACTTAACTGAAGAAAACATTAGAGAACTTATGAGAATATCTGATGAAGCTGCGCGTAAGAAGCTGGCTATACACAAGCAAGTGTACGACAGCTATGCTGAAACTGCTACTCCTTCATCCTTAGCAGCCTTTAAGGTGGAGCCTTTTGCTCCTACTGGGCCAATATCTCTTAATCCTACAGCAGCAGGGTTTATCCCGCAATAAGGTTAGACAATGGCTTACACACAAGCACAGTTAGAGCAGGGTATTAAAAACGCTATTGCAGCGGGAGATAATCAATCTGCAAATGAGATTGCAGACCTGCTGGATGCTCAGTTTCCTAATAGACAGCCTTTAGCACCTGTAACTGACATAACTCCACAACCTGAGTCTACTCTGCTAGAAAGAGCCGGTGAAGTACTGCAGCGCAGAGGCGCAGGCATAGAAGAAACTTTAGCTAGGCCACTAGCCCTAGGATTACCTCAAGAAGGTGCTTTAGGTGTTGGCGAGAAACTTGTCAGGACTCTAGGGGATGTAGCAGGAGGTGTAGGTGAGATAGCTGGTGATGCTATTATGACAGGCATCTCCTACTTAACTCCTGATTTAGCTAAAGAAGCAGTAGATGATGCTTTTAATTATGTGGCACAAACTGAAGCTGGTAAAGAAGGACTTAGATTAGCTACTTTATCAGCAGATAAGTACAAAGCATGGGCTGACGCTAACCCGGATGATGCTAAGTTACTTGAGTCTTACTTTAACATAGGAGCCTTGATAGCTCCCCCTACTAAAATTAAAGCTCCTGTTTTAGATGTCGCTGAGACTTTAGAAGACACAGGTGGCAATCTAATTAAAAATGGCAGAAGTAAGATTAGAGGTGAAGAAAGAGAACTTATAACAGCTATGTTAGAGCCTGATGCTAAACATCTTACAGGAGAAGACTTTGATGTTACTGAGATTACACAGAAGATAACTTATAACCCACAAAGCCCTTACACTCAAGAAACTATTGACATAGTTACTGACAGTGGCATTGTTAAGCCCAAGAAAACTTATACTTATAACTCTAAGAAACTAGGGGAAGCTGCTAAAAGAGAAAGAAACATTCTGGAGGCTAGATTAGCTAAAGAAGATGTTATCTTGAATAAAGCTAATGTCCTAAGAGAAATAGAGACTAAAGCTCAACAGTTTCTTGATGAAGCTCAAAGAACTATAGGGGACGAAACTAAACTCAAGCAGGTTAACTCAATCTTTGGAGAAGCAGTTAGACAGATCCAGAACAGTGATGGTAGCCTGTTAGGGTTATTAGAGGCTAGGCGAGGCGTAGATAAGTTTACAAGATCCTTTGATGGTAAAGTAGACTTCACTACACAAAACTCTTTAGCTACAGCTTCTAGGGCAGTACGTAACGCTATGAATGAGATATTAGAAAGAGAAGCTAAAAACACTGAAGTAGCTAGAAGTTTAAGAAAACAGGCGGCTTTTTTAGACGCTGCTAGAATAGTAAATAAAAAAATTAGTAGAGATGGCAGACATGCTGTAACTAGGCTAGGTAAAGTAATTGGTAATTATTTACCAAGAACTCCTTTAGCTCTAGCAGCTACCGCTAGTACAGGAGCAGGGTTTTTAGCTACTGGATGGCCCCTGCTTGCGTCAGGATTGGCGGCTACTTTGATATATGGCGGGGGCAAGGCTGCTCTATCAGGGCAGTCTAGGGAGCTTCTAGGTAAGATAATTGCTGACACAGGCACAGCCATTAAGAAGGCTGAGAAGATGGGACACTTAGATGCTGTAGAGCAAATGAAGGCAGATAGATTAGTTCTTGTGTCTTTGTTAAATGAAAGTCCAACAGAAGAACCAGAAGACTGAGACAAAGGGGGCATTGCGCCCCCAAGTCTTCCTGTCAAGCTACATTAGAAAACTTAACCTTCCCTACATCCCCACGTAGCCCAGCCTTCATGTAGGTAGTAGCTCTGCCTTCAAAGAAGTTCTGATGCTCTACACCTAACACATCGTCCAGCCAGTTCAGTGGGTTCTCTTTGACATTGTAGTTAGTCTTGAGTCCTAACTGTAGCAAACGTCTATCAGCAATGTACCTGATGTACTGTTGCATCTCCTTCTTGGTTAAGCCCGGTATGTCACCTTGCTCAAACACTAAGTCCAAGAACCTATCCTCTAGGTCAACCATCTCACGACATGCCTGATAGATCTCAGCCTTGAAGTCATCAGTCCACAGGTCTATGTTCTCCTGTATAAACTCCCTGAATAGCTTTGTCATTGCCTCTACGTGCATAGATTCATCACGTATGCTGTACGTAATGATCTGCCCCATGCCTTTCATCTTGCCAAACCGTGGGAAGTTAAGCAGGATGATGAAGCTAGAGAACAACTGCAAGCCTTCAGTAAAACCTGAGTAGATAGCCAGTGCCTTAGCGATGGACTTCTTGTCGCCCTTAGTGACCTTCACAGCGTTGATGTACTCATGCTTGTCTGCCATAGCTTCGTACTCTGCAAACGCCTTATACTCCACCTCTGGCATCCCTACGGTGTCCAGTAGCAGGCTGTAGGCATGTTGGTGTATGGACTCCATGTTAGCAAAGCTAGACATCATCATACGTGCTTCAGGTTTCTTAAAGATACGCATGTACCTATCGACGTACCCAGCACCTACGTCTACATCAGACTGTGTAAACAGACGGAAGATCTGAGTCAGTAGGTTCTTTTCTTCATCAGTCATCGTCTGCCAGTCTTTGACATCATTGTGCAGAGGTACATCCTCTGGGAACCAGTGCATCTGATTCTGTTGTGAGTAGTAGTCAAACATCCAAGGATGGTCAAACGGTTTGTAGTAATCTCTAGTGTCTAATAAGCTCATTCTTCAATCATCCCGTATTTAATCAGTTCTTTCTCAGTGTAGTAGTATATACCAAAGTCTAAGGGAAACAGAGAAATAATAAATCTTCCTCGCTCATCATAAGTCCCACCATTAGTAAACCCTACCCTGAAACCGTCACTTACTAAGTTTTGTAGTGTAATCACTAGCCCTAAGTTTGGCCCTGTCCAAAACTCTAAAGACCAATGATACCAAGGATACTTAGTATTTGTGTACACTGTGCCTTCAGGGAATCCTTCAGTATTCATTTCAGTTACAAACCTTACTTTAGGCGACCAGTATTTTAACAAATTCATTCTACTTCATGTCCTGCCATAATTACTGCTTGCTTGAATACTTCCACCAAGTAGATGGTCTCCTTCAAGTCCATAGACTCTGTAGCCTTAGCTGTCAGAGCATCGTCTTCCGTCCAGCCAATAACAAGTACGTGATTAAAGTCACCCTTGCAGTCCTCTAGGACTTCATCAGCGGTTGCCTGTGTAGGCATAAGGTTAATTACATTACTCATAGTTAAAATACTTCTCTAGTGTTATTAGTTTTTCTTCAAACTCAGACAGTTTAGCGATAAGTTGATCCATAGACTCAACCAAGTTTCCATGCTCACCTACGCCCACAGAATTGTCTACATAGTTCTGAATCTCTGCTAGATGTTCCGCTATACCAGCCCTGTACTTTAGCTCTAGGGCTTTAATCTTCTGGTCTCTCACTGTATTCTTCCTCCAGTAGTTTCTTGTATCTGTTCAGGTATTGCTTGAAGCTCAAGGGTGACTCTTGCTCTCTCCCTATCCTCTCCATGTACTGTGTCCACTGTTGCAGACAATAGTTATTGAACTGCTCCTTGTCATCCTTCACAGCTTAAACATTCTCCGTCTTCAAGGTTGATCCTTGGTATCTTGACGTTAACATTCTCTGTATTTCTAGCCGCTGTAGTTCGCAGGTAATACATAGATTTGAGTTTGTTAGCTCCTGTCCAATGTACGCTATTAACATACTCCAAATACTCATCATGTATCTCCTGTGGCGCTGTAGCCGGTGGTGGCTCAAAGAACAGGTTTACTGACTGTGCTTGGCAGACGTACTTCTGTCTTTGGTAGGCGTGTTCGATGACCCAAATTTGGTTAAGTTCAGGCGCTGTCTTAAATACCTCCTTTTCTTCTTCCGTGAGTTGCGGTAAGTCTTTAACAGAGCCTTCAGCAGCAGCAATATCTTTCCATGTTTTCTCTGTGTTGGCACCTTTGCTTTCAAGTAGTTCCTCCAAGTATTTGTTCTTTACTTTGTATGAGCCTGTCAGAGTCTTGTGCGTAAATACGTTAGCCCTTGTAGGCTCAATACTAGGGCTTGTTCCACCACATATAATACTAGAACTAGCATTAGGGGCAATAGCAAGCAGATGGGAATTACGACGGTTGCTACCAAGCATATCTGGAGCCACCCCACGATCATCACCCAGTACTTCACTAGCGGCAATAGCTCTTTCCTTAATGTGCTTGAACGCTCTGTTGTTAAAGCTGGAGGCGTACATTCCTTCAAAAGGTATTCCATTACGTTGAAGGTAGCTATGAAAACCCATCGCTCCAAGTCCCAACGCACGTTCTCTATATGCTGAATAAGCGGCCTTTGCAAAGCCTGTTTTACTTTGTTTAACATAAGAATAAAATTCCTCTGGTGTTGAGTCGCCACGGCACACATGTTCTCCATCTGTGGCATTGTCAATAAAGTGCTCAATGATATTGTCCAGCATAGTCACTAGATCACTGATGAACAGTTCATCGTCCTTCCAATCATCAAAGTATTCTAAGTTAACACTAGACAAGCAACACACTGCTGTACGCTGCTCACTGGTTGGTAGGGTAATCTCAGAGCATAAATTACTCTGTCGTACCTCTAGCCCTAGCTCCTTTTGTTCCTCCGGTAGAGCCTCGTTACAGCGATCTAGGTTAACAATGTATGGTTCACCTGTCTCTGCTCTAGTGTGTATTAACTGCCACCACAAGTCCCTTGCTGATACAGTCTTGACTGCCTGCTTGGACTTAGGGTCTATCAGCCTCCAGTTATCATCAGACATGACGGCGGCCAAGAATTCATCTGTGACTGTAATTCCATTGTGAAGGTTAAGGCACTTACGATTAAGATCACCCCCAGTAGTCTTTCGCATAGCGATAAACTCTTCCACTTCCGGGTGACTGATGTCCATATACGCTGCATAAGATCCTCGTCTTGTTACGCCTTGGTTAAAGGCAAGCATTTGACTGTCAACTACGTGCATGAAAGGGATAGAACCAGTAGACTGACTGCCGTTAGAAGTAGAAACGCCATTGCTTCTAACATCACCCCAATATCCACCCAAGCCTCCACCGCCACTTGCCAACCAAATGTTCTCATCATAGTGATTAGAAAGACCACGCCTTGAATCAGGAACATAATTAAGAAAACAGCTAATAGGGAGACCACGAGTCGTTCCCCCGTTGCTAAGTATAGGAGTGCTAAAACCAAACCAACTCTTACTTGCGTAGTCGTAAAGTCGCTGTGCAAGATTGTAGTCAGTATGTCCTTGATACGTTGCACCATAGACCGCTGCTCTGGCGAATGCTTCTTGGGCATGCGTCTCATCCTCCCAGAAATATCTATCCTTCAGTGTCTCTAGTGAAAACACATTGAGGTTTTCTTCTCTGTCGTAATCAATCTGGATACCTAAGTAATCCTGTACTCCTGCCTTACTTGTCACTAGGATGCTCCAGCATATAATTCATCAAACGTTCTTCGTACCAACGGGCTTTGCGTAGGTCTTCAATGGGCTTCTTCTTGTATCTAAAGCGCCACATATACTTCAAGGCATTACCACGCAGGTATCCAATGTACTCATCATGTGAAAGCATCCCACGAATAGCATCAATACATTCAAGGCCACCAGTATTGTAATGCTCCGGTCTGTTAACAGGGTCATAGGTCTTTGACATGGCTTCTTCAGAGAACCGTGGGTGGCGGTTAGGTTCGTTGTCTTCGTCATCTACTGTCTTAAATCCCATCTTGTTCCATTCCTGTACTGTTATATTATCAATACTCATCTTGTTCTAACTCTACCTCGTCTTCATCTACAGCTTCTTCAAAGAAGGTTAAACGGTTAATAAACTTATCTTCAAACCTGTCCAGCAGTTCTTCAGAACTAATGTCCAGAGCTTCCAGTAAGTCTTCTGCGTCGTATCTAGCTAAGATACGCTCTATTACTTCATCCATTGTTAGTGACATGATCTACATACTCATCAACTGTGTAAAACTCAAAGCCTTCCTTGTGGCACCACTGGCCCATTGTAATCTTAGAACCTTTCCTGACCTTCTTGTTGGGGTCAGACAGCACAAAGATTAGTTTAGTAGGGGCTATACTATCACGTATTGATGTATACTTCTGGGTGTCTCCTGTCCTAAAGAAACCTTTAGTTTCAATGTAGTCACCTGTCTTCTTGTCCACAAAGTCTGGCTTGTACTTCCTGTGCATCACGTATGGTACATCATATGGCTCGTACAGGTACCTTCGTTTAGGTACAGTCTGTGCAAAGCGTTTCTCCAGTCCAGACCTGTAGACACTCTGCTTACGTGATCTCTTGGACTTTAGGCTCATTCACCACCTCCGTTAAGTACCGTGGCCCTGTAGAGTACAGGAATGTACGTAGGTTAGGATAGCAAGCATGTTTGAAGTGACAGTAAGAGCACCCCATAGCCAGCTTCTTGTTACCGGACTTACCATCAGGCACTGTATCATGACACAGGGGTGGTGGTTCCTTCTGCTCTACCATCTCCTTCACATGGATGATACGATCCTCTATGTCCTTCTTTAGAACCTCATAGACAGGAGCCTGCTTGTCCTCTAGGTCATACTTCAGGTAGGTCAAGTGACCATTAGCTTTATCCATAGCCAGCCAGCCTACCTGTGTCTCACCTTCAGACTTAGCGTATCCTTTGATTTGATCTATGTACCCAAAGGGGTCATCAAATGCAAGCGTAGCATCCTTGAACTTCTTGAATCCATAGGTACTGGCAGACTTAACGTCAGTCACTACGCCATCAATCTTACAGTCCATGCTACCTGAGATACCTTGTACTTCCGCATGTGCTTGCTCATGTGTCACTGTATGGCCTGCTAGTCTAGCAAACAGTAGTAGCATCTCTTCAATGAGATGACCGTACATGAACTTCACAAGGGTATGTGGCTGCATCTTCTCCTTTGGCCCTACATTGTTGTAGTGGTTCCAAAGGTAGCGGTCATCCTTACCAATGTTGGACATGCGTAGCTTACGTGCATCAAAGCTACCACGCTGGGTAAACTCCTTACGCATAAGATCCTTACATGCCTCACCAAAGTCATCAATGATCTGCTCTGCGTCCACTGAGCGATCAGGAGACTTGAACTTCACAAGATTGTATATGTCATCTATCAGGGTGTAAGTCGTTTTCATAAATGCTCTCTCATAGGTAACTCTAATATAGCTGTAGCGACAGGGTGTTGAATGTAAAACCATTCGCCTCTACGTTCATGTTTCTTCTCTAGTAGATCATGTGCAAACTTCTCGGCCTTGCGTCTGTCACTGGTGTCATACGTTGCTATCAACTCATAGTCTCTGTAGGGAGAGCTAGTCTGATACTGCTTGAGCCTATCCTCTGCGTCCACAGCCATCCCTACTTTGCACCAGCCCGGAAATGCTGGGTTGATTATTATGTAGACTTGACCTTTACGGACTTCATCAAAAAGTTTCTGTACCGTATACTTTATTTCTTCTAGTCTGTTGGGTACTAAATTCATAGCCTCGAATGCTGCTTCCATACCTTTGGTCTTGTACACAAGATGGAAGGGATGATTTATATTACCTAGTCTGTATCTTTTTCCATTTATAGTCACCCTTGATTTGTTTTCAATATATCTTTTGTAAGGTATATTAGTGTGTTTCTGCCCAACTACTTCCGACTTGGTAGTCTCCTGTGAGTTTGCAGTTGAGTCCCAATTCAATTCCTGCTGCTTCCAAGCAGGAGACTGCAAGTCTTCCGTACTTGTCTGCTTGATCTTCTCTGACTTCTGCTTGTACTTCATCATGGATGTTCCCCACAAAGTAATAGTCTAAGTTCCATAGTGTAGCATATTCTTCCAGCAAACACATTGCTTTCTTCATTACAATTGCACCGGCACTTTGCAGTAAAGTATTGAGTGCAGAGTGTGCTGACCTAATATGTAACAGTCTGCCGTCTAAGCCTTCAATAGTTCCTTGTTCTGACTCTCTGACAATTCTTTCTTTAAGATCTGCATATGCTGTGAGATTAGACATAAATCGTTCTCTAAGTGTTTTACCAGCAGCTCTGCCTGCTGAAGCCACGCTTCCAAGCTTTTCATCTCCTGCCCCGTAGAGAAGTGCGTAGATGAAAGTCTTTGCCTGATCTCTTGATTCAAGTCCTGCAAGGTGTTGATTAGCAGTGTGGATGTCTCCGTTAATGACTTCATTTGTGTACTCCTTATCGTCCATGTAGTGAGCCAACATGCGTAGCTCTAGGCCACTAGCGTCAAACCCTACAAGTTTGTATCCATCCCTTGCAATCCAGCACTGTCGGCACTCCTTGCCATACGGTGAGTAGCTTGCAGGCACTTGGGCCAAGTTAGGCTTAGAATGTGTCATCCTGCCTGTAACAGCGCCATTAGTGTTAACATAGCCATGCACTCTGTCTGTGTCTGGGTTAGCTTCATCTACCCACGACTGCACTTGAGCAACACGCTTTTGTAACATCAGGTACTCAGCTATCAACGCTGCCTGTGGTATGTCCTTCACTGTAGACAGTACTGCTTCATCTACTATTGGCTGACCTGTTGGTGTTAGCTTGCAAGGCTTCCATCCAAAGTCCTTCAGGTACTCACCTATCTGCTGACGAGAGCCAAGGTTGAATGGCTTGAGAACCTGTCGCATAAAAGGAGACCTGTCACCGGACTCTTGCACCTTCTGGTATTCATCGTCAGTAAGTCCAACTTTAGACAGGCTGCCGTCCTTCTTGGTCTTTGGCACTACCTGTTTAACGTCCACCCACTTAGGTTTGAATACCTTGTGTACTTCTTCCTCTACAACCAGCTTGCGCTCCTTCAGGGTAGCCAGCAAGTCCATAGCATGTCTCATGTCCAAAAGCCAGCCATTGCGTATCTGCTTCTGCACAATCCACTGCGTCTCATGCTCAAGGGCAATGGACTGTTGGCTGAACTTACGCAACTCTAACTTCAGCTTGTTGTATGCCTTGGCTGTCACCCGGACATCCTGCACACAATAGTCCACCATGTCCCTAGACAAGCATGACCAGTCATCGTGGTCGCCTTTGCCACCCCACACTGCTAGTCTGTGACCGCCTTCCCGCTGTGGGTTAGCTAGTCTGGACATGACCAAGGTGTCCTGCACCCTACTCTTGTCCACTGAGATAGCCCATAGCTTCTCTAACACTGGAATGTCAAAGCCTATCAGGTTGTGCCCTACTACAGGGAAGTCACCTTCCAGCGCCTTTGCGAGGCTCTCACGGTCATAGTGCTCCTTCACCACATTGTCCTGCATAGTCACTGCTACCCAGATGGTATCAGGATCAAGGCCATTAGTTTCTATGTCTAAAAACATAGGGCTATAGCTCATTAACTGCGTCCTCCTTTGGCTTGCTTGTCTCTGACATTCTACCAGTAAAGTTATCATACTTCAGGTAGCAACATGCCCCAGTGAGTCCAGAGTAACGGTTCTTGAGTACACGAACCGTGGTGGTGTTGCGTCGTTCAGGGTTATCGTCCTGCTGGTCACGTTCCAAACCAATGACCATATCAGACAATTGTGCTATAGCCTGCGAACCACGCAGTTCACTTAGACTAATCTGCCCACCGTCTTCATGCGCCTTGCCTTGGGTACGCTTCAGGTGAGACACAAGGAACAAACCTACGCCTAGCTCCTGCACCAGTGACCTTAGCTTGGTCATGATAGCGTCAATGGCCTTACGCTCATCTGCGTTGTCCTGAGCCGACACTACGATGGATAGGTGGTCTAGGATGATCCACTTGCAGTCCAATGCCTTAGCCATGTACCTGACCCGAGCCAGCAGGTTGTCCTCGCTGGTGCTACCCCAGTGGTCGAACAGGTAGAACCTTCCGGTGCCTAGGGTTTCCTCCCATATAGGGAATGCCATGTCGGTGTCTAGGTCTTCCTCAAGGTGCAGTGGGCAGTCGGCGTGTACCGACATGATCCCTAGTGCTGTCCTTGCTACGTCTTCCTCCAACGCTAGGATGCCTATGTTGTCCTCCGTAGCGTTTAGTAGGTAATACTCTAGCTCACGCACCATCTGGCTCTTGCCCATGCCCGAGCCTGACGTTATCGTCACTAGCTCGTATGGTCTAAATCCCTTGGTGTAGGTGTTGAGTCCCTGCCAAGGGTAAGGTACTGACTTCACCTTGATCTTGTTGGTTAAGGCTTCCCATGTATCGCTACCTTGGATAATGCCGTCTGGCTGGTACACCTTGGCATTCCACCATGCAGCAGTGAAGTCTCTAACCCGGTTAGCCACTAACATCTCGTTAGCGTCCTTCAAGGGTAGCTTGGCTATCTTTAGCTTGCTTGGTGAGAACAAGTCCTTTATGTCATCTATGGCCTGCTGGCCTGCCTTGTCACCGTCAAAGCATACAACCACATTATCGTAACCTTCAAGGAAATCTAGGTTCTCCTTGATCTCCTTAGCCGCTGAAGATGCGCCATTGCGTAGTGAGACTACATCCCATTTGCGCTCGAACATCTCAGAGACACTCAATGCATCTACTTCACCTTCTGTAATGGTGATGTACTTGCCTTTGCCTTTGCACGTTTGCTGACCAAACAGACCTACATTTGTAGTCATGTCACCTGTCGCATGGAAGTCCTTGGTCTTCACATGGCGTACCTTGGTGGCTTTTAGTTCGTCAGTGTTTGTGCTGTAGTACGGGTAGATGTGCTTGGCTATCTCACCGGCTGCGTTGTACTCCACCATGACGTTGTACTTCCTACACGTCTCTTGGCTGATACGTCTGTCGGGGATAGCTGCAATAACACCTGATGCTGTCATATCGTCTAATGGCCTCCTTGGTTGGGGCTGTAGTTCTACTACATTGCCATTTGCATTTTCGTGGTGATTGCACCCTGCTGCGTAACAATGAGCCGACCCGTTGCTATAACGGGCCAGCGCATCACTTGAGCCACACTTAGGGCATGGCTCATGTTTTACAAAGGTGCTCTTTTCTCCACTAAAGGTCGGCATCTATGCCGCTGCTGTCTTCAGCAACCTCTAGCACCCGCACTGCGTTTAGGTACGTTGGTGTGCCGTTTACAGGATCTGGGGCTGCTGTCTTGTAACTAAGACGCACCACAGAGCCTCGTGGGATGTTACCAATAAAAGGTTGATCGTTAGCGTCAATGACTTTAACATTGAACTTGGTACGGAACTTCCTTTGCTTGTTATTTTGGTAGTCCTTAAGTTTAACACCTTGTTTAGCTAACAAATCAGCATTTTCATCGTCCAAGGTGATAGTCACGGAGAACTTTCCTGTGTCCGTTCCGTTATAAATTTCCGTGCTGTCCAAGAAAGAAAACGCTACTTTACCACTGACTATTGCCATATCTTCTACCTCTTAGGTTTACTTTAGTTTACTTAAGAGAACTAAAGAATAATCATTATGATTAACACAATGTATTCCTTGCTCTCTTTAGTCTATTGTACATGAATAATTCTTCAACCATCATGAAAATAATTCACTTTGTGTTGTTAGCCGTTTCACCTCCTCAAGTCTTTTGACTAAATCTTGCACCTCGTTATCGTCTACCTTCTGATTAGGAAACCTTGCCTTCAGTGACTCCACGTTGCAAGGATTGCACAAGTCTAGCTTGTCTTTGTCCTCAAGTAGTACATCGCAGGCTTTACAGCGCATTAGTGTACCTCCTGTGACTCATTGCCTACCAATTGCGCGTACAAGGCCTCTAAATCGTCCGTAGAGCGCCTTTCTAGGTCATCATGTAGGTAGGCACTACACATGGCTAACATCTCGCTAACAGCCATTACGTTAAGCCTGTATTCACTCAAGGTTTGCACTATCATGTCTCTGCGATCCTGTTCTGGATCAGGTTCTCGGTCATCCGTTACGTCTTCATCCCAATATGTTGTGCTCATGCTGCAAGTCTCCTACTATAGTTTTCCTTCAAAAATTCCATTTCTTCACCTATTTCTTCAAAATCTTCATACGAAATATCACACCAAGAACAGTTTATAAGTTCCATAGTCATTCCTTGTTCTTCAAAGATCTCACTGTTTGTACAGAAAAACATAACGCCACCGTCACCGTCTGTGTACAAGCAGCTAACACGGGTATAAGCATATCCTTCTGTTTTGTCTTCTATGTCTAATTCTTGCCATGTTATATCACGGCTGTAAAACCTATAGTCCGGTTCTAAAGTGCTAATCCATCTGTAGTATTCGTTAATATCCTTAAAATTATGATCGCTTATTTTGTTTAGTATTTCTTCTTCTGTTAATTCTTGTCTACTCATTTGATAACCTCCGTCAGCCCATGCCAGTCGTTTATGGTCAAGCCTGCCATTCGCCTATTGTGCGCTATGTACCAACTGCGCTTGCCAAAATGGTAGCCAGTAAATGCTCGGCCTCTTGTTAGACCATAGCGCCTCTTATGTTTTCTTAGTCTGTAAATCATTAGATTTCATCCTCCCAGTTATCACATCGTTTGCAGTACATGCCGCCGCTGTATTGTAGCACAGTAGAACGCCCTGCCATGCTGTCGTATTCATCCGGCATATATTCCCATTCGTGATTGCATTCTTTTACTGGCTCAGGTCTCCGCATTGAGTCCGCAAGTGCTTTAATCTCTGCCGCTAGTTCTAAAATGCTCTTGTCGCTGTGGTTTCTCATGTTGTTCTCCCTATGCGTTAACTATGTTTTCGATCAGTTCGTTAATTTGTTTTCTGTGGAATCTCAAAGCAGACCATGCCGCTTTTTGTTCCAACAGTCTGGCTTCCGCAATGTCTAAGTCAATGTCCTTCACTATCTTATCCAATGCGCCCACAATCTCAGTGAGCTTTACTCCGTTTGATGCACTCATGTCTTATCTCCTACCTGATTGTCGTTTCCAATTACAACACCGGATAACGTACTTGATCCGATGCAGACTGTCAATACCTGTTTTCTCACTGATTTGCCTCGCAGTGTGCCCTGCCAGATACAAGGGCTTAATGGCCTTTGCTTCCGGTGTGTGGTCTAATGCTATCTTAGACTGTACAAATATCTCCCGCACCTTGTCCTGTGCTCTGATGGCCTCGATCATGCTGTTAAGCCCAGCAATAGCGTCCACATCAGATAAACTCCCAGAATGCCTGTGATGGCTGCTGTTGTCCTGTTGAGCACTGAAAACACCAGCGCCTCGTGTTGTTGTTGCTCGCGTTCTTCACGCCTTGAGATTGTGTGGTCTGTCTTCATCGTTTTAAGTCTCCCTTGGTGAATCCGTACCTTGCCAAGTTAGACATCAACAACGCCTCCAATGCGTCCGGTTCTGTCTTACCTGAGACGTTAGTGTTGATAGTATCTGCGTGAGCAATCTGTAGGCGTACTGGTGGCTCCGTGTCAATTCTGACGTTATAAAAGCGTTGCGCAGTGTCGCAGACCTCTATACGCGCCAATATGCCCTGTGAATTTGTTATTGTTTTCATGCTGTTATTCCTCCGTTGCATGTATGTCGAATTGCTTGTGTATCAGTTTCAAATCAAGCCTACCATATTCACTGACAGTCAAAAACCCAGCGTTATAGATACGCTCCAAACTACGCTCTAAACGTGCAAGCTCTTGGATTGTGTTTGCCTTGTTTAAGCGTTGCAATGCTGCTTTGTATTCGTCTGTCATGTCTACACCTCGCCGACTAAGTTGTACAGATCATCCTGTGGCACTAGCTCCACACAATCAGAGACAGCCGCTAACCACTTGTTGAGGTGCTTGCTTGTGGTTACTGACCACTTCTTCTCTGTGCGTATGTAGCGCCCACTAGGGAGCATTGCTGCTACTGGTGTTTCATAGCTAAAGAATACCACAGCGCCACAAGGTAAGCTAAGTTCTGTCTGATTTGATGCAATTTGACGTAGTTTCATTGTTTAGATCCTCGTTTCGTTTAATGTGGAGCCATTGTGACGGAGCGCTAACACAATGTAAACGCCTAGGCTTAGAACTTATTGTTATATGCATTGGTGGTCTTATGACTATTGGAGAGAGCCTTAGAGCCTACTACATTAGCTCTCACTCTTTAGTATTCTCAAGTACACACAAGCAAACTGTTGGGATCTGTTGCACCCCCTAAGACTAACAGTTAGGCTCTTTGGTGCGCCATAGTCTAACTGTTGTACTCTGTGGCAAACCTTAGACTAACTGTTGTGCTAAAGGTGGGCTAACGATAAGGGTACGGGGGTGGGCCTGTGCGCTGACTAATTATTGTAGTAGGCACTCCAGTACTCAAAAGTAAAAATTAGAAAACAATAGTAAATTATTAAAAAAGTAAGCATTTACTAACCTGTGTAACCCCTTGTTAACAAAAGAGAAATATAAACTTTGACTCAGTCAAGAAAATAACAGTAAAAAGTACTTGACAAATGCTAAAAAATATGCTATAATAAATAGGTATCTTAAAGAATGTTAAGGTAAATACATTATGGATAATCAAGATGATCCTCCTAAGCGTAAGCGGGGTAGACCTAGGAAAGACGAGGTAGTTAAGAAGACTACTGGCTCTAGGGGTAAGGTAGGTAGACCTAAAGGTGATGCTTCGATTATTAATGAGTACAAGGCTAGGATGTTAGCTTCCCCTAAGTCTCGTAAAGTATTAGACAGTATCTTTGATGCAGCACTAAATGATGACCATAAGAATCAAGCTGCTGCTTGGAAGTTAGTTATGGACAGGATGTTACCCCTTAGCTACTTTGAGAAGGACAGTGCCGGTGGGCGCTCATCAGTATCCATAACTATTTCAGGTATAGGTGGTGGGTCTGTAGAGACAGATGTTACACCTAAAGAACCTATTGAAGGAGAGTTTAAAGATGTTTAAGTACTTCAGTAGGGATGAGTTTACTTGTCAAGCGACAGGTGAGAATGAGATAGAGGATGAGTTAATCTATGCCTTGGATGAACTTAGAGAACACTGTGGTTTTCCTTTTGTTATCACAAGTGGCTATAGATCACCTGACCATCCTATTGAACTAGGTAAGAAACGACCGGGTACACATGCACAGGGCATTGCAGCGGACATAGCTGTGTCCTCTGGTTTACAAAGGTACACTATAGTAAAGAATGCTGTTAAGTTAGGCTTTACTGGGATTGGTGTTGCCGGAGGCTTTGTTCATGTGGACATTAGAGTTACTGATACACCTGTAATGTGGACGTATAGTTAGTGCTTACTAACAGAGAATACAAGAAAACCTTAGCACAGCAAGAAGATCTAAACTGGGACGGTGATCCTGATTTAGATGCTGAGTATGAGTGTGCAGAGGAAGAAGACTTGGATGAGTTAGTAGTCAAGTGGTTCTATGACTAACGGAGTGCTGCAGTAAATGAGTGATTTTAAAACTAAATTCTATAGTGCCATCAATGATGCTTTAGTATCTCCAGAAGAAGCTCAACAAGAGTTTGGAGAAGAAGATTTTAGATGGGCTGAAACAAAAATAGGAGGTGACTCACCTACTGGTAAGCCCCAAATTTACATAAATGATGCTAAATTTAAGAAGTTTAATGCCGGGCCTAACTATAGGAAAGAGATGCTTATAGGAGAAGGTTTACATCTTATAAAAGAAATAGACCCTGAAAGAGCAGAACGCTTATACCAAAGTGCTGTTACTGACCCTGCTACACTAGGATGGTTAAAAGAGTCTTACAAAAGAGAAGCGGAACGCGGTGAAAAAAGACCTTTTGACAAGTGGGTTAAACACTCCCGTTTAGATCAAATAATAGGTGGATATTTACTAGGAGGTAAAAAATCTTCTGTCCCTACTATGCGAGATTGGCCTACAGAAAGACTGCCTTATGGTAAACAATTTAAGACTGAGCTTGAAAAATTAAAAAAAGATTTAGACTTATAAGTGACTGAACTAAACATACAACTTCTTGATTGGCAAAAGCAAGTCTGGGCGGATGACACTAGATTTAAGATTGTAGCTGCTGGTAGACGTACAGGTAAGTCCAGACTAGCGGCATGGATGTTGATTGTTAATGCCCTACAGGCAGACAAAGGGCATGTGTTCTATGTAGCTCCAACACAGGGACAAGCCAGAGACATCATGTGGCAAACACTATTGGAGCTGGCGCACCCTGTTGTAACTAACGCACATATTAACAACCTACAGATTAAGCTGGTCAACGGTGCAACCATCAGCCTCAAGGGTGCTGACAGACCAGAGACTATGCGTGGTGTGTCACTAAAGTTCTTGGTGATGGACGAGTACGCAGACATGAAACCTGAAGTCTTTGAGCAGATCCTTAGACCTGCCTTGGCTGACCAAAAGGGTGCTGCATTGTTCATTGGTACACCTATGGGGCGTAATCACTTCTACGACCTGTACAAGTACGCAGAGCTAGAGGACGATGAGTCCTATGCATCATGGCACTTTACAAGTTATGACAATGAGTTGTTAGACCCAGATGAGATTGACCTAGCTAAGAAGTCTATGTCATCCTACGCATTCCGTCAAGAGTTTATGGCATCCTTTGAAGCTAGAGGCTCAGAGATGTTTAAAGAGGACTGGGTTGTGTTTGGTGAGACACCGGAGATAGGTGACTACTACATAAGCATTGACTTAGCTGGCTTTGAGGACGTAAGTAAAAAGAAAACTAAAAACTCTAAGCTGGATGAATCAGCCATTGCTGTTGTAAAAGTAAATGAGAATGGCTGGCACCTAGAGAACATCATACATGGTCGCTGGGACTTAGCGGAGACAGCTAGAAAGATATTTGAGGCTGTTAGGGACTATAGGCCCATTAGTGTAGGTATAGAGCGTGGTATATCCAAGCAAGCTGTTATGTCTCCCCTAATGGACTTAATGAAGCAGCGTGGTAGATTCTTTGTTGTTGAAGAACTAACACACGGCAACCGTAAGAAAACAGACAGAATCATGTGGGCCTTACAGGGTAGATTTGAGAATGGTCAGATAACTCTAGGCAAAGGTGAATGGAACAGTAGATTCTTAGACCAGTTGTTTCAGTTCCCTGACCCACTGACCCACGATGACCTTGTGGATGCCTTTGCGTACACAGACCAACTGGCTAAAGTAGCCTACTCATATGACTTTGAGATTGATGATCTTGAGGTTTTAGACGCAGTAACAGGATATTAACATGCCCAAGAAAGGATTATATGCCAACATTCATGCCAAGCGTAGGCGTATTAAGGCCGGTAGCGGTGAAACGATGCGTAAACCCGGCAGTAAAGGCGCTCCTACCGCTAAATCGTTCAAACAAGCAGCCAAAACAGCCCGAAATAGAAAATTACGAAGGGGTCGGTAATGGATTACGGCGATAATGACGTTCTGTCGAGCGATGAACACCTAGAAAACTGGGTAATGGCTAAGTGTGACTCATGGCGAGATCACTATGAGTCCAATTATGCAGAAAGATTTGAAGAATTCTACCGTTTGTGGCGTGGAATCTGGGCCGCAGAGGACATGGAGCGCAAAAGTGAGCGTTCACGTATCATTTCACCCGCATTACAGCAGGCTGTAGAGTCTAGTGTAGCAGAAATTGAAGAAGCAACCTTTGGTCGTGGTAAGTATTTTGACATTACCGACGATATGGGTGACGCAGAGGCACAGGATGTTGTATATTTGCGACAGAAGCTACATGAAGACTTTGAAAAGACACAAATACGCAAGCAAGTAGGCGAGTGTCTCATCAACAGTGCTGTATTTGGTACTGGTGTAGCTGAAGTAGTGCTAGAGGAAGTCAAAGAGATGGCTCCTGCTACACAGCCCATCATGGACGGACAGCTACAGGCAGTAGGTGTTAACATCACAGACCGCACAGTAGTTAAGCTACGCCCTGTACTCCCACAGAACTTCCTGATTGACCCAGTAGCTACCTCCATTGCAGACGCTATAGGCGTTGCTGTGGATGAGTTTGTGCCACGACACAAGGTACAACAGCTACAGGAAGAAGGTGTCTACAGGAGCGTGTACGTAGGTCAGGCGGCTAGTGACTATGACCTAGAGCCAGATCAAGACCTAACGAGCTACGACGAAGACAAGGTACGCCTAACAAAGTACTATGGACTTGTGCCTCGTTACCTGCTGGAGGTAGGTGAAAAAGAAGCAATGCTTGATGAAGACGAAGACATTGCTGATCTTGACATAGAAGAACCAGAGGCAGATGAAAATGAAAGCTACTACGTCGAAGCTATTGTTGTTATTGCTAATGGTGGTATACTGTTAAAAGCAGAAGCTAACCCATACATGATGCAGGATCGTCCTGTAGTAGCATTCCCTTGGGATATAGTTCCCGGTAGGTTCTGGGGACGTGGTGTATGCGAGAAAGGCTACAATAGCCAGAAGGCGCTTGATACAGAGCTACGTGCCCGTATTGATGCCCTAGCACTAACTGTACACCCAATGATGGCTATGGACGCTACAAGGCTCCCTAGAGGCTCTAGGCCAGAAGTACGTCCCGGTAAAATTCTATTGACCAATGGTGACCCTAAAGGAGTCATCAATCCCTTTAACTTTGGTCAGGTTAGTCAGATTACCTTTGCACAGGCAGCAGAACTACAGAAGATGGTTCAGATGTCTACAGGTGCCATTGACTCCGCTGGTATCCCCGGTAGTATCAATGGTGACGCTACGGCTGCTGGTATCAGTATGTCCCTTGGTGCAATCATCAAGCGCCACAAGCGCACCCTGATTAACTTCCAACAGTCTTTCTTGATTCCATTTGTTAAGATGGCTGCTTGTCGTTACATGCAGTTTGACCCAGAGAACTATCCTGTCAAGGACTACAAGTTTAACACTACGTCTACTCTAGGCATCATTGCACGTGAGTACGAAGTAACGCAGCTTGTGCAGCTACTGCAAACCATGCCAGCAGAGTCTCCACTGTACAACACGTTGATTCAGTCAATCATTGACAACATGAACCTGTCTAACCGTGAAGAACTGATGGCTAAGTTGGCTCAGGCAGAGCAAGCATCACAGCCTACACCTGAACAACAACAGATGCAGCAAGCGGCTGCACAGGCACAGATGGCCTTCCAGCAGTCACAGACAGCAGCACTTAACGGTCAGGCACAGGAGTCTAACGCTAGAGCGCAGAAGATTGCTACGGAAACTCAGTTGCTGCCTGATGAGCTTGAGATTGATAAGATTAAAGCTGCCACTAACAATCTGAAGGCAGGCACTGCTGACGATAAAGAGTTTGAGCGTAGGCTAAAGATTGCAGACATAGCTTTGAAAGAGAAGGATATAGACTTAAAAGAGAAAACATTAAAGAACCAAGGTAAGCAACAAGAGCAGAGTGCTCAAGCAGAGCAGCAGCTTCTTAACAGACTATCTTAATGATTAATCCTGATCTAAAGTTAGCAGCAGTCTATGACTCCTTAGAGTCTAAGATTAATGCTGTAACAAAGCAAATTGGCCCTAAAGGAGACACAGGTGCTCAAGGGCCACAAGGGCCGCAGGGGCCACAAGGTATCCCCGGTAAGGACGGTGTTCCCGGTAGGGACGGTAAGGACGGAAAGGACGGTACAGACGGTAAAGACGGTGAAGCTGGCCCTAAAGGTTTAGGCATATCCTCCGTAGAGCTAGACATAGATGGTCATTTAGTATGCACCATGACGGACGGCTCTACTATTGATGCAGGATCATTGGATGAGCTAGGCGCAGCTAGTGGAACTAAAGGTAGTTCAGTTGTCTACTCTAGTGGTGGTGGACGAGGCGAACAAGGCGAGACAGGGCCACAGGGGCCACAAGGGCCACAGGGCGAGACTGGCGCTCAAGGGCCACAAGGTATACAGGGAGCCACCGGCCCCCAAGGGCCAGCTGGAGCAGACGGTGGTGTTTCTGATCTTGTTTCAGACACCTCTCCACAGCTAGGTGGAAATTTAGATGTCAACGGTCAGGATATTGTTACAACTAGTAATGGGAACATTGACCTAGACCCCAACGGCTCTGGTGTTGTAGTATTCAAAGGTAATGCTACTAAGGGCGCTGGGCAGTTTAAACTTAATTGTGAGAACAACAGTCACGGTATAACAATTAAAGGGCCACCGCATAGTGCAGCGGCTAGTTATACGCTTACGTTGCCTAACAATGACGGTAACGCTAATCAAGTTTTAAAGACTGATGGCTCAGGAGTTTTAAGTTGGGTAGATCCTGATAGTGGCCCTACCGGCCCACAAGGCCCAGCAGGAGCAGATGGTGCCCAAGGCCCACAAGGTATACAAGGCCCACAAGGCCCAGCAGGCCCAGCCGGAGCAGATGGTGCTGGTGCGGCTACTAAAATATCCGTTTATGGAAGAACATTAACTAGTGAGATAACAGCAGTATTTAATAGAGCAGGATCGTCATTAGTTAGTGGTACGTCTTTACTTAGCATTACGGCTAGATCAGGACAGCTTACATTAAATGCGTCAGGAACATTCTTTATTGTTACTGGTAGAACACAAAACTACACTATAGGATTTTAACATGGCTAATAGATTTCCTCTGATCGTTGACAGTTCAGGGACGGCTGCAATAAAAGAACTGGCATCAGGAGATAATCTTGACTTAACTGGCAATGGCATTGTGGGTGTTGGTACTGTTGCGCTGACAAACTTAACTGTTGGTGGGTCTCAAGGTACTGATGGGCAAGTGTTGACAAGCACAGGCTCTGGTGTAGCTTGGGAGGATGCTGCCTCTGGTGGAGGTGGCGGCGGTGGTGCTTGGAACGTGATCTCAAGCTCAACGGTGAGTAGCGCAGTTGCAACGCTAGAATTTACTAGCATCACAGGATATACCCACTACATGATTGACATAAGCAACTTGAAAAGCTCTGGTAATAAAGAGCTTCAAATTGTTTGTGCGTATAACGGCAGTAGCTCGTATACCACATCAGGTTATATGACCAATAAAATGCACACAGGGACTTACAGCAGTCAAGCAAACGGGGAACTACAGACAGCACAAAGCACGTCTCGCATCTCAAAAGATATGTCTTCAACTGTTGGAGGCACTGTGCAGATGTGGTTTGGAAACAGCTCATCAACAATAAGTTTTCGTTCTGCTGCGTTTCAAGGCACGACTGCCCCAAACATAGCAACTGGCGTTATGTCTAATTCTGGCTCATCTGTGCGAGATACTGCAATTAACAAAATTAAGTTTTCGTTTCAATCAGGAAACATCGACGCTGGAACATTTACCCTTTACGGACTAGCAATATCCTAGGAGAAAACAATGAGCACAGGTGTATTTAAATTGGTAGATGGCGAGACCATCGAATTAACCGAAGAAGAAAACAACCAGCTAATCGCAGATAACGAGGCAGCACAAGCACAGTGGGAAGCTGGCGCATGGTTGCGTGGTCGCCAAGAAGAATACGGAGCTTTGACTGACCAGCTTGACGAGATGTTTCACGACTTTGACGCATGGAAGGCCCGCATCCAAGCGGTTAAAGACGCAAACCCTAAACCTGAGTAGTAAGAGGATAATCTATGGTTGTAACACGTACAGAGCTAACTCAAATAGTAGATCAAGTTAACAAGAAGTTTGAAGAACTAGAAGCTAAGATTAAAGAGTTAGAGGAACTAAATGCTAAGAATTCAGCATCATCTCGAAAAGTTACAAAACAAACACAGAAGGCTGCGTAATGGCGAAAGAAAGAGATTCGCGTCTCCAACGTGCTGGAGTCAGCGGTTACAACAAACCTAAACGTACACCAAACCATCCTACTAAATCTCATGTGGTGGTAGCTAAGGAAGGTGATAAAGTAAAGACCATCAGGTATGGTCAACAAGGAGTTAAGGGTGCAGGCAAGTCACCTAAGACAGCTTCTGAAAAAGCAAGGCGTAAGTCTTTCAAAGCAAGACACGCTAAGAATATAGCCAAAGGCAAGATGTCTGCGGCATATTGGGCCAATAAATCTAAGTGGTAGTAAGGAGAATACTATGCCAATGGTAGGTGGAAAGAAGTACAGTTATACCCCTAAAGGTAAAGCAGCGGCAGCTAAAGCTAAAAAACGCATGGCTAAAAAGAAGAAGAAGTAACAATGATAGCAGAGATAAGTGCAATTGTCGCTGGTGTTAACGCTGCAACATCCGCTATTAAGCGGGTAGCTGAGACAACCAATGACATCTCAAGTATCTCTAGTTTTCTATCGACACTTGGCGGTGCAGAGGTTGAGTTAGCAAGAGCGCAGAACGAAGGCAAACTGTCTGAAGGCGATGCTGTTAAAGCTGCGCTTGCTAAGAAGCAGATACAAGACACTATGAAGGAGATCAAGGATCTCTTTACAATCAGTGGCAATGCTCAACTATACAATGAAGCTATGTCTGCTATGGCTGAAGCAAGGAAGGCTAAACAAGCTGAACTTGCCCGTAAAGCAGCAGCCAAGAAGAAATTTTGGAAGGACGTTAGAGAAATAGGTTCTGTGGTAGCAGTATTGGTATTTTTGATACCTATGACTCTAGCAATTTTAATTGGATATTTAGTAAAATAACACTTGACAAACACGAAAAAGTATGATATAATATATAGGTACTTATCGTACATTCAGTATTCTTTAACAAAGGTAAAATACGATGACTCAAGAGTTAGAAACATACTTCAACAACTACTTTGCTATGTTTAGATCAGAAGGCTGGAAACAGTTAATCTCTGACCTACAAAGTAATGTTGGACAGATCAACTCAGTAGAAATGACTACGGATAATGATAACCTGAACTTTCGTAAGGGTCAATTAGCTATCCTAGCAACCATACTGAATCTTGAAACACAGATTGAAAACTCGCACTCTGAAGCAGAAACAGAAGAATCTGTCGATGAGGCTGTTTGATTTTAGATGTCCTTGCGGCAAACTGTTTGAAGATTTAGTTAAGTCTGATGTCACAACTTCTAGGTGCAGTTGTGGCAAGGACGCTAAACGTGTTATCTCCCCAGTGAGATCTAACCTCGAAGGTATCAGTGGAGACTTCCCTGATGCACATGACAGGTGGGTCAAGCGCCGGGAGCAGCACATGGCACATGAGCGAAGGCAAACCTCTTAGAGAACCTTCATACTAAACATCTCCACAATACTAAGGTACGGAGTTAATAATGGCTGATATTATTGAACCTGAGCGTCAGGATAACCAAGAGAACGAACAACAACTGGATTTACTTGCACAAGTAGAGGAACAACAGGAGACTCCTGCACCACAGGAACCTGACATCCCTGACAAGTACAAAGGTAAGTCTGCTGAAGAACTTGTACAGATGCACCAAGAAGCTGAGAAGCTATTGGGCCGACAGAGTTCTGAAGTAGGTGAACTGCGTAAGGTTGTTGATACGTATATCCAGACACAACTCACTCAAGATACGCAACAAGCACCACAAGAAGTCGAAGAAGTAGATTGGTTTACAGACCCTGATAAGGCTGTAGATAGGGCTATTCAGAACCATCCTAAGATTAAGGAAGCTGAAGAAGTCACAAAGCAGTATAAGGCAAGCACTGCGCTATCAGAGCTACAACGTAAGCACCCTGATATGCAACAGATCTTGCAAGATGCTAACTTTGCTGAATGGATTAAAGCCTCCAATGTTAGGACTAAGCTGTTTGTAGCAGCAGACCAGCAGTACGATAGTGAAGCCGCTGATGAGCTATTTAGCTTATGGAAAGAGCGACAAAGTATTGTACAGCAGACTGCCGCTGTAGAGGAACAATCCCGTAAGCAAGCAGTTAAGGCAGCTTCTACTGGTAATGCCAGTGGTAGTACTGAGTCAGCACCTAAGAAGATCTACCGACGCGCAGACATTATTAACCTTATGAGAAACGACCCTGATCGCTATGCTGCTCTACAACCAGAAATTATGAAGGCATACGCAGAGAAACGGGTCAGATAACATATCTTAGGAGATATTTATTATGACTGATTCTACATATCCCGCAACTGGCGGGTTCGTTGACAACACTAGCGCAGCTACTTTTATTCCAGAAATCTGGAGTGACGAGATTGTTGCTGCATACC